GGGGATTTGGATATTGGGGATGTAGCGATCCGGGATGCGCTCGGGCAACCCACGGACAAAATAGCCTTTGTCGACAAACTCCGGATCGACGGGAAGGCGGGAACGTGAACGTGACATCTGGGCTTACTCCGCAGTTCTTGGCTTAACGCCGTTGGATTCTTTGTTGCACATCATCCAGGATCGGACGAAGTGCTGGCGACCTTTCCACCAGTCCGTCATGGGACAGGCGCACGTACACATTGGCACGGTCCCGGCCGGTGGGATCACTCTTAGACATGTTTCGGAAACTACCCACCTCCGCCATGGAGGAGTGCAGCTGTCGTGCGGGGTCGCTCATGCTTCCCTTGTTACCACCGCGACCACCTGTCGTACTGGTCTGGGCCACCAGTCGTGCAGTGATCTTGAAGACCTTGTTGTCACCAGGGCACGTTACCGAAGTAACTTCGTTGTGCGTGGGCTGATTGAGCTGGAAGATCAGGTCAGTCCGCAGATTACGCCGAAGCTCGGCGTTGATCTCCTTGGGATTCAAGATCGGCTTCTTCGAGTTGCGCAGGTTGAAGCTGAAGTTGTAGATCGCCTTGTTGATATCGAAGACGATGTACCTCAGGATCACAAACTGCTTGCCGTACATGCTGGCAATGTCCTTTGCATTACCGGTCAGCCGGCTATGGAAGGTGTCGATCATGTGGAAGAACAGGTCGTAGACCGTCTCCACAATTACGCCGTCTTCCAACAGCTTCTTGCGGGAGTTGCGATCCATGTAGGTATCGAGCGATGCAAGGTGATCGTCGAGGCGCTCCAGGATTTTACCTTCGCTCTGCCCTTCGCCGAACAGGAAGATGCCGAGCGCGAGTTGCCATCGGGTGATGTCAAGCGCGAACTCCAGCGGGAACCGTTCCGGGAAGTGGTCGATGGCATAGAAGAAACTACCGACCAGGATGTGTACTGCGTCCGAATAGTTCTCCCGAGGGATAGCCATGCGGATGTCCGTGACCGGGTGACCTATCTTCAGACGAACGCCCTGTGGCTTGATCTGTGCCGAGGTGAAGATAACCCAGTCTTTGGCCGGGTACGCTTCCTCGTTGATCGTTGCCGAGTCGCCCACGATGATGTCAGTGCCTCCGTAACGCTTGAAGGTCTCTTCCACACCGTAGCGACAGAACAGGTAGTGTGCCATCGTCGAATCCCCACGGATCGGCTGGCGAGCCAGTTCCGCTTTGCCCTCCGCCGTGTGGTTGTACAACGAGGCGTGGATCAAGTGCGCATCCACCTGTATGCCGTCACGCATGAAGGTGTAATACATTCGCTCAAAGGTGAGCTTGGCGCCTTGCAATGGGATAAAGATCGATGTTGCGTTGATGCTGAACACGCGGTCGGCCAGTACGGGCGCTACCGCAAACAACGAGCCGCGCAGATACATCAGTCCGCCGTCCATGACGTTGGGCAGGAAGATGAATCTGGGGTCAAGCAGCTGACCCATGTAACTGAACATGTACTTGTTCAGGTGTGCGGAGGTTCGTGCAGTTTCCCAAGTCCTTTGGCTGTTGACCCGCTTGGTGATCTCCTTGAACCACTCACGCGGAGTGCAGCGGGCGAAACCTTCGTACTTCAGCCCTTCGGGGAACCCGGCGGCTGCGGTGCGGAAGATGTCATCCACCATCTTGTCCACGTAAGGCACATGCTTGGTTGCCAGACCGTTTGCAATGTCAGGGTTAAGTCGTGGAGTGACTTCCCTGAGCAGCCTGGAGTAATGTTTGTCCGTCATCTCTTCCTCGGGATAAGGATGGTTACTGCTAACTCTTGTTATTGCCAAACATCGAGAATGTCTTAACACTAGCGACAATCACACCGATCGCTGTCAGTACTGCTGGCATTGATTTCCAGAACTCCGTATGCTCGCGTCGGGATAGTGAGACCTCTTCAGATCGTTCCTTCCTGAGTTGCATTTCCAGATTCCTGTGGTGCGTCACGAGATCAGATTCGCGTTTGATCTCTGTCAGCGTGTGGACGTTCTCCATGTCCTTTGTCTTGAATTGTTGCGTTGCCTCTTCCCGCTTGCGCTCTTGTTCTGCCTTCCAGTCGCCGAGTGAGTCGGCTTCACGATAGCTCCCATAGAGACGATACTTCTTCCTTGCATCTTCAAGAGTGCACCAATCCAGAACTGGAGTGGATGGGAAGTTTGACCCCGCCGTTGCTGGCGGACGCGTAAGGACATAAACGCCGTCATCGACCCCTGGTGCGCTCACAGGGTGGACATCGTGGACGACGCCATTGAGATTGAGATACTGCGTGCCATGTTTACCATGATTGTCGACAAGCTTGATGTTGAATCCGAAGAAGCCATCTCGTGCTTCTTCCTTGTCTTTGGCATACAGTCGTTCGATATTGCTTTCCACAGACCGCGGATGAATGATGACACTGTCCAAGTCTGCCTCCGAAACGACCATGTCGATTTCTCGGATGTAGAACGCACCACCGTTGTCTCGGAGGTCTTCACGAGTGAAGGTGATGTGTAGGCTGCGAGTACGCCGGAACTTCTCCTGCATCTCTCGCGAATTGTCCAGTGCATCAATAAGTGCCTTGCGCACTCTTGTCTGATTTTCGGCTACTCCAGAAGATACTGAGGAGATGTCGACATTTACAGATTGATGCCACCTGTAAACGATTACGATCTCAAATATCCCGTCTATCTTCTTACGCGAATAAGAAGGTACACTAGCTTTTACCCCCAGTACGTCAGTTGCATCAACGGTGATCCCGAGACCGTTGTGGAACGTGATTTCCTTACCATACCAGGAGGGATTTTCCGCAGCCATTCGCTTGTTTGAATCCACGCGCAGGTTCTCGCTCTCCCGAGTAACCACTGCACGGAATACTCTACCCATGGTATCCCCTAAGATTTCTTTGGAACTTCCAAATCGATTTGGTCGTAACTTTCCTGTTACACCTCAATGATGTATGGTTCAAGATTTTTTGGATGACGGCATAAAGGAAAAACCAGAGGAGGAGCCGAAGCTCCTCCTCTGATCCACCGTACTGCCAGAAATGCAGGTAGAACTTGGTGTTCCTGTTCTGAAATGCGTGGGTGGCGGATTTGCCTACCACCCAGCATCCCAAATCAGTTACGGGCCGGTGCCGCCACCGGTGCCGCCGTTGCCGCCGGTGCCACCGCCGGTGTTGCCACCGTTGCCGGTGCCACCGCCAGCGCCCGTGCCCGGATCGACGACCGGGGTCACGTCGGTGCTGTCCACGGCCACGGTCGACTTCAGGGTCAGCACCTTGTCCAGGTTCTTGACCTTGATGATCGCCATGATCGGGCAGTTGTTGAAGTGACGCGCACGCGGCTGGACCATCGCTTCCTTGATGGTGGCGCCGTTGCGGTTCACCATCACCGAGCTGGTCAGTTCCGGGATCCAGGCGAAGTTGCCGAAGTTCAGCGGATCGGCACCCTGCGCGGACGGACGGGTGAAGAACATGACGATGTGGCCGTCGATGCGGCTGTCCACCGACACGGCCTGCTTGGCCTCGTCGAACACGGTCGCCCAGGTACGGGTATCGCCCTGCACCATCAGGTGACGGGTGATGACCTGGTCGGTGATCAGACCCAGGACCGGCTTGTTGCCCGAACCGGCGTGCGCGTCGAGCGCCTGCTGGTAGCCGGACTTCTGGTACATGCGGTAGGTGATGTCACGCACCGCGTTGACCAGGCAGGCCGACACGTCGAACGCCTTGTCCCAGGAACGGATGGAGTTGATTTCCTTCTCCAGGTCCAGTTCCAGTTCTTCGTAGAACGGGGTCACCAGGAAGCGGCCCATGCCTTCCAGCGGCGCGATCGAGCCCTTGATCTGCGGGCCGGCGACGTAGTCACGCAGCGCGGCAGCGTAGTTGAACAGGGTGGTGATCGCGTTGTTGCTGTTGCGGATGCGGACGGCGTTGGTCAGGGCCTTCAGGTCCGAGGCATCGCGCGAGGCGGTGATCGGGCTCGGGGCGCTGATCGGGGAACCCAGCGGAATCACGTAACGCTCGGTTTCCCACTGGACGTCCAGCTGCATGCCGCGGGTACGGCGGTTGCTGTTGGTGCGGTAGGCCTTCAGGTCGTAACCGACGATGCGGGCGTCCTTCAGCTTTTCCACGATCGCCAGGCCGGCGCCGGACTTCAGGTCGACCAGATCGGAGTTCTCGTCCAGGATCGCGTAGACCTCGACTTCCGGAGCATCCACGCGCACCGTGGCGTACTGGACGTTCGCATCACCGAAGGCCTGCAGGCGCAGCTTGACGGTGTACTTCGAGGTGGCCAGGTCAGCAACGACGGCCGGGGTCGACTGGTCGACGGTACGGGTCGCAGCGTTCAGGGTGATGCCGACGCTGGTGAAACGCAGCGACAGATCCTTGCTCTGACCTTCGATGGTCTTCAGGAAGCTGTTCAGCGGCAGGCGGCTGACGTCGACCGGCACGCCGGTTTCGCCGTCGGCGAGCTGCACGTACAGGGTTTCCAGGGCCAGGCGGGCGTCCAGCGCGTCGCTGTTGTCCAGGATCTGGTTGGCCATCAGTTCCGGGTGAGCGGACAGGCCGATGATCTCGTGCTTCTTGCGCAGGGCAAGCGGCGCGGTGGTGATGTCGAAGCCCGACACGATGACGGTACGCTCGCCAACGATGGCGGCGTCCACGAACGAAGCAGCGTTGCTGTCGTCGCCGGCCACGACCGGGTAGACGCGGGTTTCTTCGTCGGCCAGGATGGTGGCATCACGGTGCGCGTCGATCAGGTTGCGCAGGTGCCAGTTGGTCTCGGTGCCGTCGGACTTGCGACGGATTTCCTTGTGGACCTGGTAGCGACCGACGGTGACGTCGATGGCAGCCTGGTCCGGACCGACAACGATGGTCGGGTAGGCCAGTTCGGAAGCGTCGTCCTGGCGGGCGGCTTCCACGTTGAACTGGATGGAGTAGGCCATCGAGTTCTGCAGCTCGCGGTCGTCGAAGGCTTCCATCGCCGGCTCGACCTGGTCGGTGTAGTCCAGCAGGCCGGCGGCGCCGAAGTTGCTGGCGTGGGACATGCGCACGCCTTCCTGCGACACGGCCTTGCGGGTCAGCGCAGCCTTGTGGTACTCGCCGGGGTTGCCGTAGGCCATGGCGACCATGGCACCGGCGGTCTTCTGGGCCGGGGTCAGCTTGATGGCAGCATCGGCTTCCAGGCCGCTGAAGTGGCTTTCCAGGCTCAGCGCGATGCCTTCGGCGGTGCGCTCCAGGTTGGCGAAGGCGCTGTCGTTCAGGCTCTCCATCGAGAGGATGTTGTTGGTTGCTTCCTTGCCGCCGAAGTTGGCAGACTGGTTGGCAACCAGCGACTTCAGGTTGTCGATGCCCTGCTTGTAGGGGTTGTGCGGACGCGAGGCGATATTGAGGCGCTGCATTTCTGGGTTCCTTGACGGTTTGGTGAGAATAGGATCGGGCGAGGGGCGGCCACTTTTCCCATAGAATATCTTCCTAGGGAGCTGCAACTAGCCCGACCCTGTCCTTGGACTGCCTCCACCTGCGGGGATAACCTGTCCATACCATACAGGAAATCACACGCATTCTGGAGAATAGGCAAAAGCCTAATGCGGTTGTCAGGCCTTGTTAGGCCGCTTGCTGATCGAGGGTATGGCGGAGCCATGCGCGTGCGCAGGGCTCTTGCATGAGCTCTTCGAACGGCATCTTGGTGTTGAGGATCTTCATGACGTCGGTGTACAGAGCAGCCATGTCGGTGACGCCCACGGTGGAGGTCTGATAAATCAGCACCGTGTCTTCAGAGAATGGGTAGCAAGAAAGTACATACTTGCCCAGCTCTTCAGCGCAATCCTTCATACGTTTGTCGGTAATCGACGCATTGAAGTCTTCACCGAGGTCCAAACGACGGCGAGTCTCCTCGCATTCATCGCTCCGCGGCAGCAGATCGCACTGGTGGAAGGAGCCAGTGATGGGCTTCGGGAGGATGTCGTCCAGACGGAGATTCAGTCCGACATAAAGTCTTACATCCTCAGGCGATACTATGCCCAAAAGTTTGGGGATGTTGACCAGTGCACTTCTGGGGAGCGACGCAGCCTCAATGGCGCGCATCATCCAGAGGGGTGCGAACAGCATCTTCATCGAAAAAATCCTCTTTAAGAAAAAGTGTTCATACAAATGGATGCAAAACTCCTCCTCGTAAAAGCGGTAACTCTGTTGTTCCGCGAAAGCCAGATTGCCGACTATGGCTCTGGCTCTGATGATCTCATCCGTGAGACCTTGAACTCCATCAAGCTTCCTGAGTCCGTGATCGAAACCGACCATGGACGTGAGGTGATGACGGGGCTGCGGGCAACAGTGCTCTGGCTCATTGACCGCAAGGCAGAGCGGTCTGTAGACAAGGAAGCATTGCTTCAAAGAATACGTGTGAACGTGGGTGACGAGACGTGGCTGTTTGACGCCATCGAACAGGGCATCCGCGACATCGACGACCAGGAAAAGATCCGTGATGAGGCGTTGTCCCATCGTCGTGACCTGATCCACTACCATCGCAACAATGCAGTGACCAGCCTGGTTCGCTCGGCCTCCAGTACCCTGATGTTCAATTCGGGCAGTATTGACTGGCGCACCTACGTCCAAGATCTGATGGACAAGCTGGAACCCTATCGAAGCGACGCCACCGCTGTCATCGAGCAAGATGACAACGATCTGACCTTCGATGACATTACCAAGATCGCAGGCGCCGTAGAACGCGCCAAGGAAGAGAACCAGACCGACGGTGTGATGATCGTCGGGTATCAGGGCTTCATGCGCATGCTGGGCCACCACAAGGGCCTGCGGCGCGGTGACATGTCTTTGGTGGGTGCACTGCAGCACAAGTTCAAGTCGGGCTGGTGTAACGCTGTGTTTGCTACAGCGTGCATGTTCAACACGCCCTACCTGAAGGACAAGACCAAGAAGCCGATGATGATGCTTATCTCCACCGAGGACAAGGTGAGTGATAAGCTGCTGTGGATGTTCAAGTTCATCAAGGAGAATCTGGAAGGGGTCAAGATCGACTCCACTCAGTTCTCTGCTGAAGAGATTGCCGAGTACACCATCGGTAAGCTGACGCAGATGGGCTATGAGATCAACATGGTCCGTGTCAACCCGTCGGACTTCTCCTACGCCAGCTTGCAGGATCGTATCAATCGCTTCGAGGCGATGGGTTATGAGATCCACCTGCTGGTGATCGACTACCTGGCCATGTTCAACAAGGCTGGCTGTACCCATGGTGCAACGGGTGCCGAGATCAAGGATCTGATCCGTCGTGTGCGTAACCTTGGCTCGGCTAAGGGTATTCACATCATGACCCCTCACCAGTTGTCCTCTGACGCAAAGCAGAAGCTGCGCGATGGTATCTCTGAGTCGGACTTCGTCAAGGAAGTTGCGAACCTGGGTTATTGGGACGGCTGTAAGGGTATCGATCAGGAAGTGGATCTGGAGTACTACATCCACATCGTCAAGATCGATGGTAGAGCCTACCTCACATTCCAACGTGGTAAGCATCGAGGGCTCATCGACCAGACGGAAGACCGCGACATGTACTTCGCGCTTCCGTTCCAGAAGATCGGCACGTTGCTGTGGGACTTCAACGGTAAGGACACTACTCTCCGCAAGCCGGGTGGTGGTGCGATTGGAACGAGCGAAGAAATGCCATGGTTCGATAGTTTCGAGATGGGCTCAGTCGCCGCATAAGGCAAAAAAAAAAGAGTAAGGACATAGCTCCAGCTACCCCTGCGGGTAGCTGGAGCCTATGCCGTTTAGATGGTGCGGAAGATCGACGGTTCGAACTTGGGGTTACGTTCAACGCGGAAGCGTCGACGACCATCTTCGCTCAGGCAGATCGACAGGTTCATTTCATCGACCACATTGGGCAGGTGGATATCCATCAACGTCTGCACTTCCATCTTGCGCAGATGTTCGTGCTCGGTCAGGTGGAACATGGAGCGTTCCAGATCCATCAGCTCAGCTCCGGTGAGCTGCTTTGCTGCGTGCTTCCCGCGGGGGCGATCAAACGAACGCGTCGCGCTCACAAGCTGACGACCCCTGTCGTCGTAGTTGGTCATCACCAGCTTGTTGTGGCCGATAGCGATGTGGAAGTAGGCGGTGCGCTTGTCCACCTCCTTGAACATCTTGGCGATCTTGCGCCAGCCGGCTTCACACTCGGCAGACGGGCAGAAAGCATGATGGAAGACTTTGCCCATGGCCAGGGCTACTTCACCGAGCGCGGGACCGGTGACGGGGTTTGCGACTGCGTTCATGATGCTCCTTACTGGGATAGTTGAGCGGCGGTGTCCTTGTTCCAGAGGCGATAGTCTGCGAACGTATGGTCACCACCAAGTTGGCGGGTTGGTGCACCGTAGGGTGTGTACCAGTATCCCTTGTAGAGGAAACCGGTCACAGAAAACCCAGCGGTGATGATGCGGGAGAAGATGTCACGAACTGCGGAAGGGGGCAACTTGCTCTTGCTCGCCATCCAACGGTTCTCGATGCGGAACTTGATGTAGCGGTTTGGTTCAATGCCGTTGCCACGAACGTGGATCAGGCCGTCTTCTTCGTTTTCTTCAAAGTCGTAGTTGAACATGCCAACCTTACCTTGAAGGACGAAATGCATGAACAGGAAGCCTACGTTTCTGGCCAACTTGTCCACGCTCTCAAAAATTCGAGTCAGGGTATCGCGCATAGCGGGTTGTTTTATCACGACGGACATTCGTCTCTTTCCTCCGTCCAATAGGAGAGGAGAGTAGATAACTACTCCCCTCTCGTGGACGCTTGCGGTTCTTAGGCGTCGATCAGCGCGGGACCATCATTGTTCAGGTGATTGATCAGCATCACCGTCCCGATCACCACTGCCGCACCCACGCCGATGGCGACCAGGCGCTTCTTGTTGTGCACGGTTTCATGGAACACGTTCTTGGCGCGGTTGGCGCCGCGACGGATCTGGGTTTCGGTGCGGGCCTTGGTACGGGCACCGAAGTCCTGGGCGTCCTGGAGAAAGGTGGTCTTCTGGTGGTTGGGATCGACACGACCGGCGTGCTGGGCCAGCGAAGCGGAGGGGCGCGGACGACGGACGACGGTGTTGGTAGCTGCGGACATGGTACGTTCCTTTTTGGGCTTGAGAGTGGACTTGGTTTCTTTCAGAGGAGCTGCTTCGAGTTCGTCATCCTCGATCGGACGAACGTACTCAGCTGCAGCCTGGCGCTGGCCACGAGTGGCCTTGTAATTCACCCGCACGACCAACGCGCCATCTTCGGTCGAGAGGGTAATCTTGGATCCCTTGTGCTGCTGGGAGTCGAGCGGTGCTTCCATCAGCTCGGGATGCTTGGTCAGCAGGTCATCGAAGTAACCCATGGTGTCGAGGAAGCCCATGCGAACATAGGTGCCGATCCGGCCATAGGTCGAGGCCTGAATGATGGCCTCTTCGAACTGCTCCAGGTTCGGGTTGGCCAACGCGTCCGGAGCATCTGCGATATTCAGCAGACTCTGGAAGCGTTCATCCACGTGCTTGAACATGGCCTCTTCAGCGGCGACGTTCTGCTCAACTGCCATGCTGATGAAGCCACAGCGGAAGATCAGCCCTTGTGCTGCGATGCGGCCCATGTAGTAGCCGCACATGCGTTCGAGCAGATCCTGCTCTTCCTCGCTGCGACTGGAGTCTTCGCTCAGCTCGCTGAGGTTCAGTGCGAGTACCAGACCGGTGAAGGTCAGAGTACGTGAGCCCATCAGGAACGGCATGTCCAGCAGTTCGTCGAAGATGTCCGCTTGTTTGTCCAGTCGGTCCATCGTCAACATCACCGCTTCCCCACCGAAGTTCAGGCCCTTGGCCAGCTTCAGGAAGGTGATCGGCAGCCAGCCCTTGGGTGAGGCCATCTCCACGGTCTTGCCCTGGTAGCTGCTGCGCAGCGTATCGGGGAAGATGGTCCATGCCAGTTGCAGCATGCTGCGCACGAAGCTCTCGCTCATGCCCAGGCCGTTGTAGATGTTGGGCTCGAATGGAGCATGTTCGTGTACGAAGGTCAGATCGCGGACACGGTCGCTGTACTTGTTGAACAGCTCATGTACCGCCTGATTGTTGTAGCGCTCGTTCTTGGCCGCATCGGTTTCGATCAGCTTGCGTTCTGCTTCCTTCTGCACCTGGGTCTTGCGGGGTGCAGCTTTCTTTACGGCTGTCTTGGTCACCGGACGATTCTTACGGGGACGATATGCCACGATGTTTCTCCTCTGGGGTTACACGAAAGAAAAAATAGTTGAGTCAAGTCACCCACCTATCAGCCTTTCCGTTTGATTGGAAGGGATGATAGATTGAGGACTTGGGGACGATTGGTTGTACTACTTCAGCTAGGTGATGTATAGGTGAAAGTTTTTGGAATCGGGTTCTAAGATGCCCATCTATTCTATGTGGGCGGGGCCAGATTACTTCCGGCCTTAGCCTACCAATGCGCATCCCACCTTACTAGCTAGAGGTAATACCATGTCGCTCAATGACAAGAGCAAGGATCGTCTGCTCGCGCTCGTCAACGAAGAGAACGCCGCGGAAATGATCTACGGTCCGCTGACCTTCGACGACGTCGACTTCGCTGACCCGGTGGCCGATGCCACCCAGGGCGAAGAGGTCAACTCCACCGTCAAGATCACTGCCAAGGCCGAAAGCCGCTTCGGTGGCGAAGTCACCACCGCCTACCAGCGTCTGGACCTGCAGAAGCTGTTCGACGACGCCGGCCTGCCGGAACTGGAACTGCGCGCCGTTGGCCTGACCAACTCCAGCGAGCTGGTCACCGAGATCAACGAAACCTTCGGCCTGGGCCTGGACGAGGACGACATCGTCTTCGAAGCCCTGCCGACCGGCGAGTTCCCGATCGACTACACCCTGAAGACCAAGACGACCTCGTTCGCCTGGATCGGCGAACTGAAGATCATCCTGACCGACGGCAAGCCGCCGCTGAGCTCGGTGATCGTCAAGACCGTCCTGAACGGCCTGAAGTACCCGGCCGGCATCGTCTCGGGCCTGATCAAGCCGAAGGTGCAGCAGAACGTGGCGGTCAACGAAGCGTTCCAGACCGAAGAAGGCACGCTGTTCATGGGCACCGGCAACCCGGTGGGCAACCTGGTCGCCAACAACAACGGCGAACTGGAAGTGGCCATCGGCGCTCGCCGCTGGAAGGACATCAACACCTTCGCCCCGGTCGACGGCGCCCTGCCGAAGTACTCGACCGCCATCGCTGCTGACGGCGACTGGAACGTCCCGTTCTCGATCGGCCTGCTGGACAAGACCCACGGCACCGCCGTGCTCGACCTGTACGCGGTCGAGGTGTTCATCCAGACCGCCGACCGTACCTCCGGTCTGCACCTGGTCGCCGTGAAGAACGCCGACGGCACCCTGTCGCTGAAGGACGAAGCTGCTGGCGTGGAAATCACCGACGCCTACTTCTCGGCCTCCGGTGACCTGATCCAGGAAATCCAGCGCGCCTCGTTCTACGCCGACGCGTTCCAGGGCGTGACCACCAACGAAGCCGGCGCACTGCTGGGCGATTTCTACATCGCCGTGCAGGCTCGCCGTCTGGACTCGATCGCTCCGCGCGTGCTGGCGGCTGCCGAAGTGTCCATCACCGAAGCTGCGAACGGCTAATCGCCATCGCGCCTAAGGGCATAGAGGAGGGGCTTCGGCCCCTCCTCTATTTATGCCGCTCAGTAGATCTCTTCGATCATCAGTTCCATCATCAGACGCAGCTGCGAGGAACCACGGGCGTAGCTGTTCAGCGTCACCTCCAGCGCAGCGCCACGGGCGATGTGGATCAGTTCGTCCGAACCACCCACCACCGTGCCGACCTTGCTGCCAGCAGCGAAGACCACATCGAAGCGATGGGCACCGATGTTGATCTGCAAGCTGACCTCGGAGGTCGGGGCGACGTTGAGGCCGAAGATGCATGAACTCAGCGCCTTGTCCACCACGACTGCCTCGCCGATGAAAGCACCGAACAGAGGTTCGGCCTTCATCTCGTAACGGGTCAGGTCATTGACGGAGAAGTTGATGTTGAAGCGACGCGAACCAGCGCGGTTGCGGACTTCTTCAAGCAGGCCACGCAGGGTGGGAATGTTGCCGTCTTCGAGTTCGACGACGTCATCGGGCTGGCCCTGGATGAACTGGCGCAGCAACAGGTTGCTGGCTTCGGTGTCGTCGGCTGCTTCGTTGAGGCGCTCGATTACTTCTTCGGGACTGGTGCTCATCTTGTTTCCTTGGTTGATCAGGTTTCAGGATGGAAGACCAGATACAGGCCCTTCCGTACCGCAGTGCTCACACGCCCCGCAGCGGCCACCAGTTCATCCACAGGGATCGGGATGTAATCGAAGTGGGCCACGATCACGCCTTGACCGTAGTAAGCGTAGGAGCTGTCCTTGGCCTTGACCTGCACGTTGAGCTGGTCAAACCCTTGGGACAGATCGAAGACGCCTACAGGCTCGATCTCGGACGTGGTGAAGTTGATGTTGTACAGTTCGGCGATGGCGCCGATGAACTGCTCGAAGGTGACGTTCTTTTCGGTGAGGATGCTCATCCCGCCCGCCAGATCGATCACTTGCTGCAACTGCAATCGCTCGTAGGAGAGATTGACAATGCCGCCGTAATCAAAGGCAGGCTTGGAGCGTACCCGCATCGTTGTGGTGGGTTCACCGGGCACTACACCACCCGGTGGTTCCAACGTCACCTGGTCATGAGTGAGGGTGAGGTCGTTGTCCTGGTTGATCAAACCCAGTACGACGTCCCGTGCCTCGATAGACAGGTCGGTCATGTGGCTACCTTAGAGGATCTGAATCTGGAGGAGTGCTCCGCTCTCAGGAGCAGGCGCAGCGCCCTGGATGGCATCCATGAGGATGAGCAAGCTAGCGCTAGAAACATTCACTGGCCTGGGGTCATCCATCAGAACAGCGTAGTTCGCCATGGCAACATTGGCACTGACGTTGGCGTCTACAAGAAACGCCATCTGTACCTTGGAGACATCGTTATCCACGATACCTCCTTAAACCTTCGGCGATGACAACGTCATTGCCAGGTTGTTGATGTTGGCGGGAATCAGATCTTCGCTGACACCAGTCGACCAGAGTTTCGCGGTGTCGTATTGGTTCTGACTGAAGACGGTGGGGACGTTGCCGGTTGGCGCCACCTCTTCTCCAGTTTTGACATTGACCACCGAGGCGGCTACGGTCCTATCCGAACCGCCGTTTCGTTTGGCGCGGACGTACAGCTCGGCCGAATTTGCGCGATAGCCTTCCGGCAGGCTGAAGTCCATCCTGTACTTGTCAGGAGCGTTGTCCAGCGGGGACGTGATGAACTTGGCATCGTTATCCGCATTAGCTCCGGTCAACAGAGCCAGCGGATCGTTACCCTCCGACGGGGTCCAGTTGCTTTCCAGTGTCCTGGTTGGCTGGCGCGTCAAGATCATCTGGGGACCAAGGCGTTCGTCACCGATGTAGATATCCCCGAATAGCAGTGTGCTCTTCCATGTCTGAGTGGGAGCGGCAGAAGACCCCAAGCGGAAGTTGGTAACCGCCCCAATGCTCTTCGGGGAGGCGTACCTTGCCAACTCTACCCCATCAATGAACAGCGCAAAGGACAGGGCGGTGCCGGCAGCATTGCGAATCATCTCAATTTCGATGTAGTACTCCTGACCAATGACCAGTTCCATGGTTGGACCAGCCTGGCTTGTGCCGTTCGGGATGCCGATACGACCGGAGCTGGCCAAGTAATCGAGAATCGTGGACCCTCCGAAAGACAGCAGGACTACTGCGATGCCTGCTTCCGCTCCTGCATCCGGTGGGCGCAGACGCTTCAAACGCAGGCCCATGAATCTCTTCGCTCCACCTGCGGTGGAAAACACGTCAGTCGCTACAGGGAACAATGCGCTGCAGGCTGCGACAGAACTGCCATCGCCGAGAGCCGTCCACGCGAGAGCATTTCTCAGAGTGGCCCCGCTACCGAACTTATGCTCGGGAAGACCACTTACACCGATGGTGTAGTTTGGGCGATCAACTGGTGCTGTGACACTAGGTTTGGCCGGATGATTGACAAGGCCGGCTCCTACGACAGCACTGCCTGTAGCGTTGGCTGCTTCTCCGAAGCCGTCAAAGCCAAGGATGTATCGAACAGTCACTGGGTTCTCCTAGATTTTCTGGATCTGGAGGAATGCACCAGATTCGGGTTTGAGAGTGGGGTCGACTTGGGCATCCATGAGAATCTGGACACCCAACATGCCGATGATCGCCGGTTGTTCATCAGCGACCATCACCATGCCACCAATCCCGCCAACCAATGCCAGCCCAGGGTCATCGATCAGCGACATCATGCCGATGGATGCAACTTGTGTGGTCATGGCGGCACCTTAGGTCAGCGGGGAGGTCAGGTTGACGTCCATCGAGTTGAGGTTCTCCGGCGTCAGCGTTGCCGGGGTATCCGAACTCCAGAGCAGGTCGGTACGCCAGGCATTCTGCGAGAACTCGGTCACAACCGACTTGGCCGCTTCGACTTCAGTTCCGGTCGCGCGGTTGAACACACCCGCACGAACCTTGCGGGTGGAACCAGGGTCACGCTTGCCACGCACGAACAGCGAAGCAGCGTAAGCCTTGAAGCCCACTGCCAGGTTGAAGTCGATGTGGTAGCGATCTTCCGACGTATCAGCCGGGGAGACGATGAACTTGGTGTCATCGGTGGTATTGGCACCGGAGATCAGAGCCAGGCCATCGTTGCCTTCGGACGGCGTCCAGTTCTTCACCACAGCCACGGAGGGCTGACGGCTGATCACCTGTTGCGGACCCAGACGGGTATCGGCGACGTAGACGTCGCTGACTGCGATGTACTGGTTCCACGCGTAGTTACCACCGGCATTGCCGAAGGTGAAGTTCAGGAACGTGGAGTACGAGGTCGCAGTGGAGGTGTAGATCCTCGTGCCGTCAACCCAGATCTCGAAGTAGGCATTGGCGGTCGTGGTGCGCCGGGCCAGCAGTTCGATGTAGTACTCCTGCCCTTCGCGGAAATCGAAGTAGCTGGAATACGAGGTGCTACCCAGGAAGAACTGCGTGGAGCCAGTGGTCGGATTGAACCCGAAGATCGGTGCGCCGTTGGCCATGATCACGGTGTGATAGGCATTGGGCGGAACCGTGCCAGCTGGGTTGATGCGACCGCGCTTCATCCGGAAGCCGAACACAGCAGTGGCGCCAACCACTGCAGGTAGCACGCCAGCAGGCAGCGGGAACATGGCAGAGACGTTACCAGCGTTCTGCGTCTTCGCGCCGCTGTACATGACCAGCGAATTGCGACGACTTGCACCACGACCAACTTTGTGACGCTCCAGACCACTCACACCGATCCCGTGTTCACGCCCGGCTGGATTGCTATTGGTGAGGGTCGGCTTTCCCGGATGCGTGGTCAGGCCAGCGAAGGCGGCAGGACCGTCGCCATCGGCGTTGGCCTGCGCTCCGAACAGATCGAAACCGGTGTGGAAATAGACGGTCATGAACATTTCCCTTTGAGGTAGAAGAGACGTTAGACCTTCCGGTCAACATAGGATAAGTTCATGGCTTTCTCAGGCAAAAAAAAAGAGACGGCATAGCTGGGAGGTCACCCTCCCAGCCGTTTATGCCTTCTTGCTATCCTGCAAGGTGAGGATGTCCCACACCGAAGGACTACCGCGATGACGCTGGTGGAGTTTGTGCACCCACTCGATCTTTCCCCCAGCCAACCCAGAGGTGGTCAACTCGGTGAGCTGACTGGAGAAGAGCGGTGCCCAGTCCATGCCATGGAGCGCAACAATCGTGGCCGTTTGGTAAATGGCCGGCATTACATCGACCAACATGTCCGGCGGGAACATGGTCAAGAACTGACCCTGCAGACCGATGAACAGTTCGTGCGGTGCGCCCAGTTCAACGTACGTGCCGATGTGCTGGACTTCGTTCTTGCTGTCCCAGTCGCCCCGGATACGATACAACTTGGTCGGGGTGAGGACGAAGAAGTCGATCGCGTTGTAGCGGATCTTGCCCTTGTCAAAGACGGGCAGTTGCGCCATCGGTGCCGCATCCAGCAGGCCCTCACTCAGAGCCTCAGCGAAGTCATGTGCCCCGTGGAAGATGGGGGTCTCGGGGATATGCAACGAGCCGACTGCATAGCCCGCTGCAATGATCGCCTCCCCACGGAACTTGAAATCGTCGCCTTCGCGGCGATGATACAGACCGCTGATATTGATAGACTGGATTGGGGCCACGATACGCGTGGCCATGCCATCTGACTTGATGTAAATCAAACTCACGGAGAAACTCCCAGACGCTCGTAGAGCTGCGTGTTGTCAGCCTTGCGCCTACCACCCATCAGAACCCTCTCCTTGCCGTCAGCGGCCCCAGAGAAGCTAACACAGGCACTGTGCAACGCCTGGGTGATAGCAGCATCGGAATTGAGGACACTGAAGGCCGTAACCAGCGGACCATTCTTCCCATCGGGGTTCATGGTCACACCAATCAGAGGCCCTCCAGCATTGGGGTACATCTTGCATACCAATGCCGTCACTTCCGGTGCTTTCATCGATGTGCGCTTGAGCAGCTTCATTGCAAACGAAGCGCCCGAGCCCATTGCGAACGGAGCGTCCACCGACTGGATGGTCATCTTGACACCCTTGTAGGATGCCAGGTAAAGACCATTGACGGTGAGGATCAACAGCTTGCCGGGTTTGGCCTCGAAGGCCTTGAACTTGGAGGACTGGACAGCGAGCTTGCGCAGTTTGCCACTCACCAGATGTGAGAGCATGAACTCGGAGGTCTTCACGTTACCGCAGCGTGCAGCGGCGATAACCTTGGCACTTTCGAAGACAACTTCCTTGTCTGCCAGAGAGACCAGCTTGGGATGACTGTCATTGGTACGGACAGCCACCCCAGACCGAATGGTACTGCGGCGCGAGTCACCGACCAGCGTGAGATCCGAGTCGACGACTACGATGCTCATTTCGGCGGGGTCCAGGGCATGAACTGCGTGGAGGAATCCCACAGGTTCACGTACATGGCCGGAGCATGTTCGATTTTCATCGAGCGCTTGAAGAACAGGTCACGCATGGTTGCCCATTCTGCTCCGTCGTACATGTCGTAGTGAGCGTACTCCTGCACGATGGCACGAGCAGGACTCACGAACCAGCTCCAGATGCCGCCTTCAGCCGGATTCTGGACGAGCCAGAACTTGGAGGCAGTCTCCTCCAGGAACGTCTTCAGTGCCCACTGTTCCTTGGCAATGGCCGCCGGCAGCTTCTCGGTGGTAGCAAACTCCGCCGATACCTTGGCAAGGTCAGCCACCGTAGAGGCGTTGATGCCGAGGTTGAGGTAGTGCAGCGTGACGCTCCCATTGGAGCCGAACGCCATCTCCACCACGTCGAAGTCAGGCTTGACGTACTGCTCCACGGCGTAGCGTTCCTGGAACACGCGCATCCGAGACAGTGCCAGGTTCTTGGCAGCGATGTGGTTGTTGATGGCCAGGTTCAGTGTCTTGCGCTGGACTTCAGCAAGCTCCAGGGCTTGGCCGTTCCCCACCTGCTGCAACATGGCGTGCAAGCTGTCGGTGAGGATTTGCATGTCCTGCACGGTGTTCTTGTCCATCAGTGCACCTTCTTCTTGTTCTTGGTTTTCTTCTTGGCCTTGCCAGCGCGGTTGCGGCCCTTGGCGCGAGCAACCTGCAACTGCGCCTGCAGACCGAATGCGCCGGAGTAGTTACCCAGCCCCTTGTACTGATGACCCAGCGGCGGCAGCTTGCCCACGCGCTTTTCGTACATGGTCAATACCTTCTCCACTGCGGTGGGGAAGAAGCTGACCTTCACGCCGTCTTCTTCACCTGCGCCGATCGGAGTACCCTGTTCGCTGGACAGCAGCATCAGAGCGATCTCGCCGTCGTAGGTCGGCAGGCCAGCCTGCACAGTGAACGCAGCCAGAGCCACGGTCATCTGGTACAGCAGTGCCGCACCACCACGTTCGAAGCCTTCACGGTCTTCGGGATGGAAGATGGTTTCGTAGGGCACGCCGACCGTGTGCACACCCGATGCGTTCTCATACAGGAACACAGCGGTGGAGGGCTTGATCTGGATATCGCCCAGCGTGACCATCTTCATGTAACTGGTTTCGTGGTCCTGCTGCTCGGAGAGCAACTTGACGCCAGCGCTCCAGCCGTTGGCCTGACCGCCATGTTCACGACGACCCTTGTCCGTGTTGAGCAGGGTAACTGCGTTGATACGATCCATGATGTTCTTGTTACTCGTTAGGAAGGAAATTTGGGCGAGTGCCAGCTGCGGTTGACGTGCAGGTAGTCGCCATCCACCTCAACCTCAAAGGTTACGAAGGTGTCGGAGGGCGTCCACTTGGCTACGTCTTCGTTCAGCGGACTGAGCATGCGCCACTGGGTTCGCTTGGCGTCGTAACCCAGGATCAGGTTTTCAGAGGCCGTACGGATGTCGGCAACGGTCAGCGGGCGGGCCGGACCCTGAAGCATTTCGCCGATGCAGCGCATGTAACTGGTGTCGGTGTAACTTTCGTACCAAGGTTCGTACGAACCCCTCAGCACGAACTTGTTACCGGTAATCCTACCTTGGATCAGGTTTACCGAGTTCTCCATGTTGGCTGTTGCGAAGAACGGACCCAGATGCTGCCGGATGTAGTTAGAACGATCCGTCAGCTTGCTCAGCGCGTGCAGGTAGGCGCTCTTCAGCGCCACTTGCATGTTCTCCTCAGCCTGCCGGATCACGTCCTCGGCCGAAGCCACATTGAGCAGGACTTGCTGGAAAATCAAGTCCGTCTCAGCAAACGCCAGATCCATGCGAGTTGGTGCGTTCATGGTCATTCCTTGAAGAACTTGTGGCGGGTGTTGCGCTCGTAGGACTTGATCATGTACCTGAGCGATTCAAGCAGGCCCTCGTACTCGTAGGTCGTCGTCCAATTGCCAGTGACGAGGTCGACCGACATGCCTGCCGTTTCCTTCAGCCGTTCCTGGGAGGAAGTGAAGATCGGGCGGACCATGGCCGAGTACAGGATCGCTGCTTCCAGATCCTTGGTGATGTTCTGCTGCAGCCCATTGCCGACCATCGTGTACGGCGGAATGAAGTCGGTGCCGATGCCGGAGCACTCGCAGTGCTTGACGAACTCGCCCAAGGACTTGCAGAAGCGCAGCCCTTGGATGACCTGACGGATGGCATCGCGCATCGCCTCAGGGGCGTCCATGCGCATCATGTCCAACTCACCCTGAATACAGGCAAGCTGCCAGCGGATGTCGGCCTCGAAGATCGGCTCAGGCGCCATGATGTACTTGGGGCAGTACGCGAAGGTCAGCGTCTCGGTAGCCTTGTCGAACATGGAGCCCAGCAGCCGCATGTTGAGGTTCTCCTTGACGTAGGTCTTCAAGAATTTGAAGATCTCATCGGGGAGAACGCCATCCTTCAGCGTGTCATTGAGATGGCTCGCATGCGCCTTGACTACCCAGAACGGATAGGTGCTGGAGAGCCAGCCGGCCAGATGGAGATTCTTGACCACCGTCTCGGGACTGTTGATGGTGTACCCGGTGATGATGCGTTCCATGCACTGGGCGAGATCGACGAAGACCACGTTCACCGTCTTGTGCGGTTCGTCGAAGATGCCTTCGACATTGACCGGGTGATAGAAGAGCGCGTGCAGTCCTCGCTTGTGCAGCTCAGCGTTCAGCTCATTGAGTTCACCGTACTTCTCCAAGGTGATCTCGGTGCCGTCGGTATTGGTCAGCTTCGCCGTGACGGACATGCCGTCCCAAAGAGCCAACCCATCGAGTTCAGGGAACTGGAGCGTGAGGTTGCTGAGTGCCAGTGCCGGCGACCATGCCTTTACCACCGTCCTGCCGATAAATTGAGCGTAGGCGTCACGCAGTCTGACGTTTTTCTTCTGTACAGATTGCTCTTTGTCTTGCGACACGACGGCACGTGCCATTTTCATGAAGGTGTTCAACTTGGATCTCCATTGAGTAGCGGTCGATAGTTGCGCGGACTGTTGATGACAAAGCTCTGGAACTTCCCATCCTCCATTACCTTGAAGGTGGACAGTGCCAGAGATTCCAACTGGCCCATCTCCGGATAGCGGGCGTACGCTTGCTCACGTAGCAGCTCGGCGATATCGCGGGGCAGGTAGTCGTCAGTGTCAATCCCTTCCCGGTGTTCCCAGGAAAGCATCATGTCAATCAGCTGACCGTCTTCGGTACGAGCCGTTGCCACGTAGTAGCCTTCGGGCATAGCAGGACCGGTCTTCCCATCGACAGGGAAGTCAGTGCGGTCATACTCGGCCACAAGGTCAGTGAGGTAGAACAACCCTCGGGCGCTAGAGCGACGGGCTTCGTCTTCGACTTCGGTTCGGATACGGTCAAGCAGTTCTTCACGAGCCGCTTGGTAGCCCTGCTTATAGCACTGGTCCTTTTCCTTCAACGTGGTAAGGGTGTCCAGCTGATACTGCGTATCCAGCTCGATATCTCGCAGCACGCGCGCAGAGATTTTCAACGGCACGGTAGGCATGATGGTCCTTTAAGGGAGTTACTTGAACTCTCCGTAGTAGTGGTAGGGGAGGTTGTACTTCTGCGAGATCTCGCCAAACATCCCGTGGAGCAAATGTCGGTGGCAGAACGCGCCTTCGGGACAGTAGCAGGAGACGACGTAAACGCCATTCTTGCCCATGATCTCTCGCCACTGTCGCTGTCGGGTCTTCCAACTGTTGACCATCATCTTCCGATAGTCGCGAGTGTAGTCCGCTTCAGTGTAGGCGATGTCCGTGTAGGGCAGCACGCCATCCTTCACTCCTTTCACCATGTCCCACGTTGGGGCGAAGATAGAGAAGAGTGGAGGGGCGGACTTTACCGAGGTGTCCATCAGGATGAGGCCAGCCTCATGGATCCTGTACGAGCGATCGCGCGAAATCTGGCCAGTCATGGTTTCCATGAGACTCCCTTAGAATTGTGGATCGTAGTGAACTGTGATGAACACGCCCTTGGGAGTGAACACTTCAAACTCGAACGAACAAATACGAGCATCGAACGGTGAGATGTACGGATAGAGACTTTCAGCCACGCGCTCGAAGGCTTCAAGGATCTGTGGATAGTTCCGATCCAAGATCGCCTCAGACTCTCGCAGACCTTCTCTATCGCCTGGGTCTTCATCTGAGTAGATGTAGGAGATCAACTGCTCGATCGTAAGCTCTTCAATCGAGGCGTAGTTTTTCTTCCAGTCTTCGTAGATCAACCAGTACCGCAAGATGATGTGGTAGATAATCTCCCAGTCGAGGTGCGCCTCGGCTAGGATCTTGACCAACCGACGACCTACCACCTTGTCACTTGCAGGCTCGATGTAAAGTCTAGTCGAGGTCATCGAAGTCTCTGACATTGACGATCACCCTCCTATCTTCAACAATCGGGTCAACGTGCACAGGGTCGCGATACTCATCCATCGAGAACGTGTCTCGCATCAGTGGTCCCAGGGTAGGTTCCACCTCGTCATAGACACGCAGCAACCCTTCGCACATCTTGGTGGTAAGATCATCCCGCAGCTCTACGGACGAATTGACAATGTCATCGTCGTAGCGTTCAAGGAAGTAGTCCTCTAGCCATTCGGACACTTCGTTGTAAAGCTCGTGCTCGGCCTTGTTATCTACAGCAAAGCGCAACTCGCGCCAGTTGTAGAAGTAGCTGTGGATGAACCACTCTGGCTCGATGGCATACTCGGCAAGACGCCTGATCGTTTCGCGACCAACCGTCCCGACAAGATCCATCGGGATGGACAGTCGCATGAATCAATGCTCCGAGTAGCTGCCCGCTCCGGTGACGTCCATGTGGACATGCTGTTCTTCAGCGCCGTCGTCCTTGATGAACAGGGCGAAGAAGTTGGAGGTCAGCTGACCGGACAGCAGGACGAAGTTGTTGAGCAGCAGCGAGGTCTCGCGGATGTGCTTGTCGATCTGGCGACGATGCTCCGCGCTCATTTCTTCGGGGGCGTAGTACAGGAGCACGGCAGGCCAGTTCAGGCGATTGCCAGTGATCTTGGAGGTGTCAAAGTCCAGCGTTCCACGGTGGGTGAACATTTCCCCCATGCGGGTTGCCGGCTTGACCATGTCCACGTTCAACTCCACGACCTCATCAGTCAGCGGAGCATAGAACGGCTTCAGCGCCGACAGAATGTCAGCGTGGTTGAAACCTTTGATGTTTCCATCGTTGGTGAAGATCGTAACGGCGCGTTTGGTTTTCACTATGGTTCTCCTCTCTTAAAGAATTGTCCTGATCTATCAGGATTAACGTAGGGTATGACTCTGCTAGGTAATGTAGGTTTGAAAAGCCTTTAATGCGGCATAGAGGAGGGGCACGATGCCCCTCCTCGTATGTTGTTAACGACCCTTCAGCAGGGCAATGCGATCGCGTGCTGCTTCCATGCCGGCATCGATGCGACTGGACAGCTTCTTGACGAATTCCAACGAGACCATGGTGTGCGGGTCTTCGGTGGGGTAGGTCTTGGACAGCGCGGTCTGGTTGGCCAGCTCACGGGCTTCTTCGACCAGCGGCGCGGTGCGCTCGTCATCCATCAGTTCGACCGGGCTGAGCACGCCGATTTCCGAACCCAGCATCTCTGCACGTTCGGCCATCTCCTGCATGTCCACCAGATAGCTTTCCACAGCCACCAGGTCTTCCATGCGGAAGTGCTCGGTGTAGTACACCCGGCCCGCTTCGGTGATGCGCCACATGCCATCCTGCTCGGCACGTTCGGCCAGACCACGGTTGCACAGGTTGACCAGCGCCTGGTCGATCTGCTCCTGACCTTCGTTGACGATCATGTCGCCAGCGAACAGTTCGCTCATCAGGGCGCGCTGCGCTTCGCTGATCTCGCCCTCCACGTCGGCTGCGGCGACGGTGCCGTCGTCGGAGTTGGACTCGGTGGAGGCGGTGGTGTCCTCGGCTCCCTCGCTCTTGCCTTCGTCTTCAGCACCTTCAGCGGAACCTTCATCGCCACCTTCCTGCTGTTCGGATTCAGCGGAGCCTTCTTCCTCGCCTTCCGGCTTGGCAGGCGGGGTCTGGTCAGGCTTGCCCATTTCGGCAGCGCCGGCCAGGTACTGGTTGCCGAGGATGAACACGGTAGCCATCAGTTCCTGGATCTGCGCGTGTTCGGCTTCGGTGCGCTGCTTGTACTGGTTGACGATGACGTCGGTGCAGGAGACGGGCAGCTTCGGAACCGCATCAACCGGCTCCTTGACTTCCATCTCGATCTTGCACCACTCTTCGTAGGTGCCGTCGGGCTTGACGTACACATCCACTTCCCAGACGTTCTTGCTGTCGGGGATCTCGAAGATGTAGCGCACCTTGTTGCTGCCGCCAGTGGCCAGCTTCTTGATGAACTCGAAGATGTCCTTGGTGACTTCCAGCTCGACTTCGTCCTTGGCGTCTTCACCGGGGGTGATGACCTTGATGCACTGGACGTAGCGCTCACCCTGGTAGCGGCGCACACGCACGCAACCGGGGAAGGGGTTCTTGTCGCCGGCCTCGACACGGATCTCCCACTGCTCGTGGGTTTCCTTTCCGGCCGCACGCTCCAGCTCGGTGAAGTCGGTCAGCTTGCCGTAGAACACGTACTCCAGCTCTTTCTGAGCTGTGCCGTTTGCCTCTTCAGCCTCCATGGAGGCAAAAAGGTTGTGGAGACTGTTGGTCATGAAAGTGCCTCTAAGAGTGAGCAAAGCAGGCCTTTGCCCGCTATAGCATAGCCGTACTGGCAAAGAAAAAAGATCGCAAGGGGTCACCCTCCCCTTGCGGGGAGGGCTATATCAGGGTGCCTCTTCGAAACTGTACGTGGACTCCAGCATGTCCACCGCTGCGCAGTTAAAGCAGCAACTGCGACGTATTAGACTCCTCGACAAGAGCATGGAGAAGTCGACGTATGCATACACGCCAAGTTCTCGTGTCGGCAAGTCATCTCGCCGTAGATTCAATCTGGCGAACAGGACGTACAGCCTGTTGTGGAGGTTCTCCGCCACCAGCGTCTGGTTAGCCAGTACGGGCTGTAAGCGCACGTGGGTGTAGGGGAACAGCTTGGCAGCCGTACCTAGGTCCAAGTCGGTGAGGAGATTGTGGGTGAGCTGATCCGGCATGCAAGCGCATTCGCGCAGCGGCATCATTACCTTAGCTGCCGCCTTGACATTCCCACTTGCTTCTGCGTTGACATAGAACATGAAGCGCTTGTCGTAGCTCAGTTGGGGTGGTGCGATTTGAATCTTCATGAAGCTCCGTTAGCCGCGCAGACGCGGCGCAATCACCAGAGTGTAATAGTTGGGGTAGTACTCGGACTCCACCCGATGACGGATGGTGGTCTTGGTAACCCCGTAGTCGTCGGCCGCTTCTTCGAATGATTCGTAGCGTTGACGACCGATGACCACTTTGTAGCGACCCGGCACATGGGTCATGACAAACGTCCGTGCCTCTGACTCGTCGGCCCACTGGTAGTCGCTGTAGAGCGGATCAGTGGAGGTAACCCGGCGGCGAACTTCTGACACCGGCAGACGATGCTGGTTGGCAAGGGTCAGGCAGTTCAGGTAGTTCTTACCGCGATAGGCAACTTGACGCATTCGTACTTCTCCGTTTAGAACGCTTTGGAAATCTCGTTGGCAAAGCTCGACTGGGAGTCGGTGTATTCAACCGAAGCACCCGAGGGAGCGTTGGCCTTCATCTCAGCGAATGCCGAGAAACCAACAGCAAACAGCATAAAGGTAGCCAGCGCAAAGCCGGCCAGTTTGAAGATGGTTTTCATTGTGAACCTCCTTGCGATGGGTTAGATGTACTACTTCATCTAGGTTATATAGAACTGAAAATGTTTGGGATGAGGGGTTTTACCCCCTCACCCTTTATGCCCTTATCCGCGCTCGGAGGCTTCGATGCCTGCCGCAGCGACGGCAGCACTGAATTGCGCCGCACTCATGTAGTGCGGATTGGACGTGGTCACGCCCAGCAGACGTTCGATCTGGTCGCGCAGGAACGGTTCCATGATCTTCTGGTCGATGCCCTCGGTGCCGTACTGCGGGCAGTACTCGAAGATGCCCCACTTGCCATCGTCGGTGACGAACAGGTCCACCGAGTTCAGCGGGATGTTCAGCTCCTGCAGCAGCATCGAGATTTCCTCGTGATGCACGCTGAGCATGTACTCACCGTCCGGCTTGGCGTCTTCCAGGAGATGGGTGACGCCGGTGGCCTGCTTGTGCTCGAAGGAGTTGTGGTCCGAATACAGCGGGAGCGTATCGCGCTTGCGCTTGAAGGACATCGCCACGTTGGAGAGATGATCCAAGATCAACCGGTACTCTTCGGTGATGTTGGGCACCTGCTGTTGAACGAACCAACCCTGTTCCACCAGCGAGGTGAGGCCTTCATCGATCTCGCCGTGTCCGACGTGGTATTCGACGTGCGGGGCAAGGGTGACCAGATTGGCCAGGAAGGCTTCCTTGTCGTCGGCGGACTTGAGCAGGCCGACCAGAAACGCCGGGGTGATCTTGTCCATGTCGGCCACGATCTGACCGATGCCGCGGGCACCATCGGTGGGCTTTACCACCACCCGCCCTGCGATCTCCGGGCCGAAGGTCGAGTTGCGCTTGTCGGCGAAGTGGGTGCTGTAGATGCGTGGACTGATGAAGTTCTTCAGACCGAGCTTGCGAGCGAGCGCTGCCATGCGCAGTACCATGACCGGCTTGGTGGAACGCTTCTGGTAGATGACACCGTCAGCGAAGTCGGGCAGATAATCGTTGTTGCGGCTGTTTTCGGAATGCGTACCACCGCCACTGATGAAGTGGGCGCCTTGGGTGAGGATGGTCAGGTCCGAGTTCTTGGTAATGCTGTTGTCGGCTTCCACGACATAGCGGATATCGTTGGTGGCGACAATGCGCGTCTTGCCGTCGCCTGCGATCCATTGTGGCGGCAGATGCTGATACTGGGTGAGCAGATGCGAGATCGCCACCACCAGGGTACGTTCAGGTTTGATCTTGGTCATTATCTGGGCAAAGAAAAAGGTTGAGCCTTACGGCTTGTCGGCCGGGACGACCGTGGTGATGTAGTGCAGTCCGTTGGCGAAGTGGATCTGCAGGAATACGGCGGTGCGCTTGCGCAGGCCACGTTCCTTGATGCCGTAGGAGCCGTCGGGGGTGTAGACGACAGCATGTTCCAACTTGCGGCGCGGCATGTCGGAGATGATCGACTTGCCCATGTCGATGCCGATGATTCGCGACTCGGTGATCGCTGCGATATCTGCGTTGACCTTGGCATCGCCGAAGTGCATCTTCAGCCACGGCAGCACAGCCGAGTAGGTCACCTTGTCGAAGGGGGCACCACGCAGGATGATTGCGTTGAGCTTTTCGACCTGGATGTGGGAGAGGGGCTTTGCATCCTTGCTAACCGGACGTGCCGGCAGATGCTGAGCAACACGGGAAAGAGCCATGATCTTCCTTTGCGATAGTTGAGGGGAGCCCGAAGGCTCCCCTCGATTCAGTTACTTCTTCGAGGACTTCTTGGCGACAGCCTTCTTGGCGACCTTCTTGGTAGCCTTGGTCACTTCGGGCCGGGAGGCGACCAGACGCACCTTGAACAACTCGGTGGTGGTACGCACTTCGAAGTTCTTCACCTTCGGCCACTCGCTCAGGTTCGGAGTGATCGACACGGCCACCTTGCGCGGGACACGGCACAGCTTGCGGAGGTAGGGCGTGGTCAACTTCTCGTCACGCGGATGACGATCGCCCACATGGGTGATGGTCAGGTCCGAGTCGCGGGGAGTTTCCCGACCGCCGGTGGTCAGGCGCTTACCCGACCACGCAGCACGCACGTACAACGCCTTCTCGCCGAACTCATACCCCGGCGTACCGGCCGCGGCTACAACGAAGAACTTCGCACGCGGCAGGTGATTGCGACCGATGAAGAAGAGAGCCACCAGCCCATGATCCACGACGACGTCCCTGCCGTTGGTCCAGGCCTGTGCATCGGTCCCGGCGAGGGTCTGCAGCAACTGGGCGTCGCTGCTGATATCACCCGAGTTCACACTCGCGCGCAGAGCCTTCAGAGGTGCGATGGTGGTGTTGTGCAGCAACACCGCATTCTCCTTGGCCGGTCCATTGGGGATGTTGACCAGCGAGGCCGAGATGGCGGCCTGGGTAGCGCCGATGGTCACGTTGGCGATCAGGTCGTTGTCGAGGATGGACAACGATACCACCGCATCGGCAAAGCCGAAGACGGACAGGCGGTTGGCCAGGTCAAGACGGCAGGCTTCCAGCGCACCAACATGCTGACGTGCGTTGAACTCGACGGTGTCCTGTGCAAACGCAGCGGCGTAGGCGGCGACACTGGTGGTCAGCTTGTTGAGCAGGATGTTCTCCGGCCCTTCAATCACGGTCACCTTCACACCTTGTGCAACCACGTTACCGCCGGTGGTCTTCTCACGGAACTGCTCTGCCAGCTTGACCACCGCATCCACCCCATGCTTGGTGGGGTCGAAGGTCACAACCACAATACCCTCGGTGCCGTCTTCATCGACCTGCACGTGCGCCGACAGACTGATAGCCGGACCGTCTTCATCGATCATCAGACTCAGGCTGTTGAGTTCCTGAACCGTAACGGCATTGAGGAAGCGTGCACGCGGGCGGTCACCTTCGCCACGCGCGGCAGCTTCGGACATTGCGATGAAACCCGGCAGGGCGAGCTTGACCATGCGGGCACCGGCTTGCAGATAACCATCCGGAGCGTTGACCAGCCGCTGGAAGGTCTGCAGGCTACCGATACCACTGGCCGGCTGCAAGGCGACGCTGATGAAGCCGAGCTTGACCTCGACCCGCACATTCGGCATGGCGTGACCATAGCGGGCACCCAGCGCACGGGCCAGGATGCTGCGGATAGCGAATGCGTCCAGGTTGCGGTCGGATTCGGTTTCGTTCTCATTCATCGCGAACGAGCCGAGCAGTTTACCCATCACCGTTTCGACGACATTGCGGCATTCGTCACGGAAGACTTCGCGGGGCAGACGATCGTCGCTGCTGTCTTCGGTCAGACCTTCCTGATGACGCGCCATGTCATCGTTGGAGTAGGCCGTTTCCTGATAGGCTTCCTGATCGCGCGCATTGCGCATCATGCACACGATGGTTTCCGGGCCGTACAGGATGTAGGTACGCTCGAAGGGTTCGCTGGAGAACAGGCCGTAGACCGTGATCTCGATCTTGTTCATCCGGCTGCCATCACGTTCGATCACCAGCTGCGGGTGACGGTACTGGGTGAACAGGTCGGTGGAGATCGTGGCGACGCTGTTGTCGATCAGGCCGGTGATCACGTCGTCGCTTGCGGTCTTGGACAGCAGACCGACGCCGCGCACGGCGCTTTCGATCTTTTCCCAGAAGTCGCCACGGTCGCGGATGGGCTGTTCTGCCGGCGAGCCGTCGATGGAAACGCCATTGCCATGTTCCCAGCACCAGTGACCACCCTCGAACAGCGGGCCGCCGTAGAGCGAGTCGGTGACGACCACGCGGCTGTTCTCCACGTTGTCCTGGGCGGCACTGTAGTTCTTCAGATCATCGCGGGATGCCAGGACGACATCCATGCCGGAGGCGTGCAGGGCAGCGGCGATCAGGCGAGCAACGGAGGACTTGCCGGAGCCGGGTGCGCCAGTGATTTCCACGGTCAGGGGCTGCTGTTCGCGGGAGTACTTGATATTGGACATTTCGAATGGTTTCTCTTGAGTGCGATTGTGGTGGTAGCTTGCTCGCTACCGGTTTTACTTCGAGCTATCGACTTTCGTCAACACGCCGTCGATGTATCTGGCGCGGGGTTTCTGGAGCTTGGATTGAGCTTTCACCTCAGCGTTCAGTCTTTTGCTGGGTACAAGTCTTTCCGTCTTGCCTGGGAATGACTCAGGCGAGATTGCCTGGACACTCTTTTGCACCGAGGCAAAGTCGACCTGATTACCGTGGTCCTCGTATTGCTCCATTTGGGTAATCAGACCCGTCTCTGGGTCTCGGTGATACGAACGAATCGAACCACCGCTTCCTGGGTCGTAGATGCGGGCAAGTCGCATCGCTTCCACGGTCGGTAGCTTCATGGCGTCACCCACCAGTACAGCTGCCTTACCTGAACCATACGCGACGACCTTATCTTCCTCCATGACTCGGGTGAAGCAGAAGGTATCCCTGGAGGTGTTCTGTCGATGTGAGCTGGCCCTGAGCAGCCATACCTGATGGTCGGTGAAGAACAATACAGCGCCTTGCATGTGGTCGCTGAGCATCTCCTGCAGGGGATACGCCGCATTGAGAACAGTGTCAGCTTTCCTTCCGTGCTTGAGGATACTCCCCATCAGCATTTCGATCATCGGCACTGAGCCGACTCCGACCATGGCCCGCAGTCTCCCGCAGCGCTTGTTGCCTCGGATGAACTCTACATAGTCCCCCGGTCCAAGCAGTACCATCTTCACTTTGTCGGTGGTGATGTGATTATTACTGGTTGTTTGACTGTCGGTGTAAATCATCCCTGTCTTGGGATTCCATGCAACAGTTGTCACTTGTCCTTGCTCCGTTGAAGGCCTCCCCAAACTTTGTCAGGGAGGCACGGTTGCTATCGCTTGGTACGGAAGATTGCTGTCAGGCGAACGTCGTCGGTATCATCGATACGTTCCAACGTGACCGAATCGACGTCACGACGCTTGGTCGATGAATACCTGCTACTCCCGAAGTACCTGGCATGCGAGAGTGCACTGTCGAAGATCGCGTCGGAGTAATGCGGGTCGTCAAAGTCGGCCAGCATGTTCTCGATGTGCGTACGACGGGAGCGGATCGTGGGCTTGTCCGATCCAACTTCCTTGAAGCCGGTACAGGCGCGCTGTATCGACCGCATCATCGGCAATGGGATGCTACTGCCTTCGTCTTCGTCGTCTTCGTCGTCGTAGTCGATGGGGTCAGCCATCAGCCGCCCTCGGGATTGCCGTTGTTGCCGAAGGTGGCGCGCAGGGCAGCTTCGAGCGGCACCGGAGCGTATTCGGCGATGACGCGAACGCGGTTGCCGGGCAGCTCTTCGATTTCGATCGAGTCGATTTCACGGCGGACCTTCGGCTGGCGGGTCCAGTCGGCACCATGTCCCGCGGCGGCGTTCTGGGCAGCATGGAGCGCCTGATAGCGCTGGCCGTTGTGGGTTTCGGACAGGAGGTTCTCCACACGGGCACGGCGCAGTTTGCCGTCTTCGCGCGGGCCGGCGGCGATGTTGCTATTGACGTGCTCGAAACGAGCGGTCGCGATGACACGTTCGGCGATCGGCTCGTCCTGCTCGGTGACGTAGACCGGCTTGGTATTGGTGGACACTATTTCTGCTCCAGATAAAGCGACAGGGAGTCAAGGACAACAAGCGGGCGCTCGTTGGCCTCGGGTTGGTCCGGCAGAACCGGAACCTGGGCAGTCACGACCATGCGCGACTTGAGACGTTCGCAGAACCGTTCAACCGCGGCGTGTTCGGCATCGACGTCGATACCTACCGCCATGGCAATTCGGCGCAGCTCTTCCACGTCAGTGGGCAAGCCGCAGCGAGGATTGAGCGGATGCCCGTAGACACGACCGACATGGGTGGGGACAGAGTCCAAGATCGCACCGATGTTCAGGCCGGGTCGAAGGGGTTTCACTTTCTCAAACGTCAGAGACATTTCATTCCTTTTCTTTGGGACGGAACGTGGCTCTCACCACGACGACGTCGCTAAAGTTGCGCTGGATTTCGATCGAGTCCAGCCCACGGTAATTGTCTTCACCGAAGGCTGCGAGGATGTGGCCGTTGATCAAGTCCTGCGCCCGCCCCTGGTCCAGCGTCGTGCCCGAACTGAGCAACGATTCCAGACGGGACTTGCGCAGGCCTGTGGCCAGCTTGGTCGGACTGCCGATGTCACTTACATCGATAAGATCGGCAAGGTTTGGAGCGGACTTATCCGCCGACTCGTCCATCGGTCACGAGCCCTTCGGAGCGAAGCGCGCGTGCAGGTCGACGGTGTCGTCGTCGTTGTGGCGCAGTTCGATCGATTCCACACCACGGTGATCGTCACGGCCGGTGGCCATGTCGATTGCACAGATGAGCATGTCTTCGCCGCGATCGGCGTCCAGGCCGGTGTCGGTGGACAGCAGGTTGGAGATCTTGACGTTGCGGTCGACAATGCCAGGCAGCGGCTTGTCCAACATCGGCAACGAGCCTTCCACGAACAGGTACAGATCCGAGCCCTTTTCCAGTCCGAGGTCGGCGGCTTTGCGGGTACGTTCTTCTTTGGACATGATGCGTGTTACTCCACTTCAGGTTCGTCGATGAGTTCGATGACCAGCCCCACCGGGACCAGCTTGCTGCGCTTGCCACGCAACAGCGGGATGTTGGTGATGGCGTAATCGATCGTGTGATGGATGCAATCGATGGTCAGTGACAGGTGGACAGCCACTTCCACCGCCCGACCTTCTCGCTCTTCATCCGTACCGAAGAGCGTAGCGCCGGGCGACCTGGCCGGACCTCCACGGAATGCCTGAGACGGGATGATGTCGTTGGTCAGCTGCTCGGTGTTGCGGATAACCTTGCGGATCTGCTGCTCCGCTTCGATCATCGCATCCTTCGGCTTGAAGATCACCGGCGAATCCAGTCGCACGACCATTTCGCTGGAGGACTCGATGATCTTGACCGCCATCGCAGTAACGGCCAGCTTCTTGCCGACGTAACTGAAAGCTTCGGTCGGGAACAAGAACGGAGCAGGACCGGCAACCTTGCGCTCCGCATCCAGGAGCATCAGGCAGCCTTCCGGGATCTGGAAGCTCGGGGGGTCCATGGTCCAGGTGGGGTGATCAGACGTACCGTCGCGCACCAGGATGCTGTCGAAGTCCCGAGCCACGAGACCACCACCAACACCGATGCCACCACCGTTGTCGTCGCTGGTGAGATGAGCGATAAGATCCTGCTCACCTTCATCAGCCGCACTCCAACTCGGCCGGCCGGCCATACGCAAGAACACTCGGTTCTTGCCGAACGTATTGGCCAGGAAGGCTGCGAGCAGGGATGCGACGTCTTCGCGGTGTTCGGTATGGACACCTTCGACCGTGACGGTGAGCGGCTGGCGGCCGGAGAAGTCTTCCACGGCGCTGACCAGCTTGTACGGCGGCTTGTACGCCTCAGCTACCGGTGCGGGTTCGTTGGTGTTAGCCATTGCCGCCCCCGAAGTGACCGGACAGCTTCTGCTGCCAGTCCTGCAGTTCAGCCGAGCTGGCCTTGGGGCCTTCCATTTTCTTGGTCGGCTTTTCGTGGAACTTAGCCACCGGCGCGTTGCGCTCGTGGAACTTCGGTTCCGGTTCCTGACCACGACGGGGCTTGCTCACCTCGATGGTACGGCCGGACATGCTGGTTGCCACTTCCTTACCCGGTGCCGGCGGACGTGCGCCGCGCGGACGCTCGATGCCATTGCGCGACTGACGCGGATCACGGCTGCGGTCTTTCTTGGCGGCCTTGATGGTCTTGCTGCGCACCTTGCCATCCACTTCCAGCAGGGCAGTGACGGTGGTGGCGGTGAGGATGGTCTTGCTGCCGAGCAGCTGACCTTCCAGGGTCTGGACGCGACGCTTGGTGTCATCGTCCAGTGCGGAGAAGTAGATGACCCACTTGTCCATCAGCTCGGCCCAGTGGAACTCGCTGGCGCTGTGGTCCTGCACGATGGTGATGAACGCGATCGCTTCACCATTCCCGGTGCGATCCAGGTCTTCCAGGAACTTGGCCGTCTCATCGCCACGATGGCGACCGAAGTTGGTGTTGAAGATGCGCTCCAGGCCGAGAGCGTCATCGGCGGAAGCGTCATGGTCCAGGAAGCTGGCATCGACGGTATCCGAACGGTGTCCGGAGGTCGAGAAGACCTGGCTGAAGTTGCGACGCACGGCCTCGGCCAGTGCTGCTTCGCGGGAGTTGGAAACGATCCAGTGGAACTGTGGCATTGTGGTTCTCTCGTATTCAGTTGAGTGCGCTGGTTTCAGCATCGGATGGTACAGCGCTGGCGACTTTTACATTCCGCCGGGTGTTGAAGACAGAGTCCTTGATCAGGGTGAACTCCGTACCGTCCATCAGGGTCGGCAAGCCCACATGACGGTTGCTGTAGCCTGCACCAGCCTTCGGGCTCATGACCGCCATACCGGTGGCTTTGTCAGACCAGTCGCCGCTGGAGAAGATGGTGATGAGCAGGTAGGGGTGTTTGGTTTTGTTGCACTCCCAAACCTGCGTGACTTCAGGGGTTACTTCTTCAATGCTCATGTGTGCTCTCGGTTTGCGGCATAAAACCGAGGGGGGAGTTACCCCCTCGGCCAACCATGATTAGAAACCGTGACCCTTCAGGGCTTCGTCGATGACGGTAGCCGGGTAGACCAGGTCGTGCTCTTCGTTGTCAGCGTCGGTCACCTCGGTGAGGTAGAGCTCGCTGGTGTTCAGGGCGAAGGTACGGTCGCCGAAGTCGGCGCTGCCGATCGAACGACGGAAGCTGCGCAGATCGGTATTCATGGCCAACCAGTCGCCGTCCTGCTCCTTGGTCAGCTGGTCGGCTTCAACCGGTTCATTGACGTTGAAGCGACCCAGCTCACGGATCAGGAAGCCTTCTTCGTCGATGGCGTAGTACGTGGGATTGTTGTTGGTATTGCTCATGGTAGGTTCACTTGTCGCAGCACGAGGGAATAAACCCCCTACCCCCTGGCTGCGGGAGGTAGGGGGGAGGTGGAAACTTGCGGGCTATCGCCTGGCGTAGAAGCGATGATTGCCGATGGTCGCAACGTAGCGTTCATAGCGCAGTTGCCTGTGAGCAGACTTGTTCCGGAAGAACAAGCTGTCGTCAATCGGATTGGGGACTGATCGGTTCAAGACGTCGCGGCTCACCTTGATGGCCATTGCGTAACGGTCTTGTTCGCGGATCGGTAGTCTCATGCCAACCCAGTTGTACTCGTATCGACCCTGGTATTTGGTGTGGATAACTCCACAGATGGATTTTGGATAAGCTGGATGCGCTGCGCGGTTGAGGGTCAAATACCCTACGGCGCGCATTCCTACTTCACTTTCACCCTTGGCTTCGTGATAGATCGTCTTCGCCATGCATTGCACTTCGGCGTCGGTGATCTTCACAGTGTAACGTTCGTTAAGCGGTATGACTGGAACAGGCAGCTCCACAATCGGGAGCGCGTCAACTTCAATGTTGACAGGATAGATCACGGCTTCAACAGGAGCCATGGTGAAACCGGATGCAACGAGCTGAGACTTGGGCTGGAACAGGGTGCAAGCAGTCACGCTAAGCACGGCCATCATTACCAGCAGGTTCTTGATCAAGTTGAACATTGGAGCTGACTCTAGAAGGGATACTCCTTCCACAGTGCTCTCCCTTTTCGCATGCAGGAGTTTACTGTGGAGGCGTTAAGCACATCGTTTCAGGGTCTCTAATTAGAAAAGTTGGAGAATTACTGCGGCCTACAAAAGATAGACCTCATGACCCTAGGGAGCTTCGACTTTTGAAAGCCTGACTCCCTTAGGTAATGTAGGTCTATTTCCTGTTTGAATCTTCTAGCTATTGGTCAGCTATGCGGGCCGTTTCGAAGCTGTCCCAGTCACTGTCGGTGACAGCACGCTTCTCCAGATCGACGCGATCGGGAAGCTGCCCGCTACGCTTTCGGCCATCATCGCTCACCAGTGAACCGAGCAGGCCGCTGGCATCGGTGTGGGTATATCCACAGATGCGGCACTTGTATTCCTTGCCGATGACTTTGGTCTTGTTGCCGAAGTGGCCAATGCCATCGGTTACTTCCAGATCTTCCCGACCATGTTGGCAGGAGGTGTTTCGGGTATTCATTTTGGTTGGCCGGTATGTCTCCAAATCATTCTGGTCACGGGTCGTCTTTTACAACCAAAAGAAAAGATGGGGCATAGAGGGAGGCCCCGAAGGGCCTCCCATGTATCAGCCGGCTTCGTCGACGATGGTTTCCGAGTTGGTGGTGCCGAAGAACACCGGCACGACCACACACAGACCCTGGTCCGAACGCATGATGCTCGTACCCAGCACGCCGATGGCATTCTGGGCGATGTCCTCGAAGATCTTCATCAGCATCGGATCTTCCTGCGCCGCCTTGGTGGTAGCGAAGGAGAAGCCACTGAGGACATTGATCGGGATGATCAGCGTGGCGTTTTCTTCCACGTAGAACTTCACGATCGTCGGCTCATCGGTCAGGATGCACTTGAGCTGACCGGCGAAATCGCTGGCTGCTGCGTAGCGCTTGGTGGGCAGGTCACCGCCCTTGGACGCGGCCAGCTTCAGTACAGAATCGAAGCGGATCCTGACGTCGTCGTTCACTTCACCCATTTGCTTTTACCCTTCGGTGCTGCCGGTGCGGGGACCGGCGTATGTGTGGACCACTCGCGGATGACTTCAGCATCCTCGCCGTAGCGTGGGAAGCCCGGCTGGAAGCAGATGAACTTGCCACCTTCCAGCAGACGCTGGATTTCGTTGTAGTCATCCGGGCAGCGCGAGAGCGAAGTACCTTCGCGGTTCAGGTGCACCAGCGCCGGGTTCTGGAGCATCATGATGAAGGACTGCTCGCGGATGGAGTTCTGCGGGAACTTCATCGAGAGGAAGCGCCCGTCCTCCAGCTTCAACAGCATGACGAACTCACCGTGGCTGAGGTAGTCCGTACGGCTGAGCGACTTGGCGAAGGTACGCGCTTCGCTTCGCACCAGGTCGATGATCAG